AAAGCGGAAGTAGACGCTTTAGCGCGGAGGATTACCGAGAGGCGGCAAAGAGCTATCGTGAGGAAGGCCGCGATGATCTTGCAAAACTCGCTGACCAAAAAGCCACTGAAGTCGAGACGGAAGAGCGCAGAGAAATCGAGCAGAAAACTCAGGCAGAATTAAAGTCTGCGTGGGATAAAAACCTGCTGGAAGAGGTCGAGACCAATCCCGATCTCAAGGATTCCAACAGCGCACTATACAAGGCCGTATCGGAAATGCTCCAAAACCACGCCATCCTTCGCAATTACCCTGCCGGGATCAAGGACGCGGTTGGGATCGCCAAGATCCGCATCAAGGCGGAGGCCGCCTCCGATTTGGAAAAGAAGGTTGCAGAGTATGAGCGAGAAATCGCCCAACTCAGAAAAGCGACGATGCCCGCTTCGGGTCAGCCGTCCGCGCCGAAAAAGACTAAGGCGTTCCATGAACTCTCCCTGGAGGAGCAGGAAAAGGAACTCTTTAAGATGGCTGTGGAAGCTGACCGGAATGGCTGAGTCACAACAAAGGATATAAACTAAAATGGTTACCACTGGTTCAGTCTCGGCGCAGTTCCAGACGTACTTCTCGAAGTCGTTGCTGGAGCGTGCGCTCCCCTTGCTCCAAATGGAGCAGTTCGCAATGAAGGTTCCTTACCCCACCAAAACGGGCGGGAACAAAACAATCCGATTCTTCCGTTTCGGAGATCCGTCAATCAGCGCAATCGCCAACCTCTCGGAAGGCACGACCTCCGTTAGCGGTGACGAGCGTGATCTGACCCTCTCCTCGGTCGAAGCCACCCTGGTGCAGTACGGCTCCAAGATCATCCTCACGGACGTTCTCTTGGCCACCGAACTCTTCTCGCACCTGGCCCAAGCCACCAAGCAGCTTGGTGAAGATGCCGCCCTCCACGCCGACACCCTGTGTCACCGCGCGTTGGTGCAGGATTCTTCCACCAGCACTGGTACTGGCGTTGCCACCAAGTCGTATGCCCGTTATGCCCAGAACGGCACCAACGGAACGACCTTTGCGACCAACTCCACCCCCAACTCAGCGATCACGGCCACCGACCTCTTGGACGGTGCCACCTCGCTCTTCATCGCTCGCGCCCCCAAGATCAAGGACGGCTACGCGCTCGTCGCGCACCCTGCCGTTATCCGCGATCTCCAGCAGGACGATGATTGGTTGAAGGTTTCCAGCTACTCCGCCCCGGATCAAATCTTCCGTGGTGAAGTTGGAAAACTCTTCGGCGTTAGCGTCATCTCCAGCACCAACGTGCAGACGTTCGCGACTGCCGCTGCTGGTGTGGCTGATGTTGCCACCAGCAACGCTGCCGTCTACGGCAACGTGTTGCTCGGCGGCGGTGCGTTTGGCGTTCCCAGCCTGTCCTCAGTGGCGGCTTCTGGTTCGCCCTTCGCCCCGAAGGTCACCATCATCGACGCTCCTGACAAATCCGATCCGTATGGCCAGCGCATTGTGGCGTCCTTCAAGACGTTCTACGCGGCCAAGCAACTCGACCCTCGGTTCTTCCGAGTGTTGTTCAGCAAGTCGAACTACAGCTAATAATTAAATGGGAACCCTAGTTATCGCTATGGGTCGCCCAGGGAAAGCTGGGGAGGATAAAACCTCCCCAGCTTCTTCCTCAATGGAAAAGCCAATGCACAAAAAAATGATGAAATCCGGTATGGTAATGTTGCCCATCTCCAAGTTCGAGGTGAACGATGGCGGTGAAGATGTTTCCCCGGAGGTTGGCGATTCCGTTGAACTTTCTGGCACGATTCACATGATCGAGAATGGCATTGCCCACGTTAATGTGGAACACGCCATGACCGAAAATGAATCTTTGGACAAGTCGGAAGACAGGTCTGAAGGTGAAGATTCGATGTCGGAAGAAGAGCGAATGATGAAGCTTGCCGAAGAGTCCGATAAGGAGAACTATAGCTAATATGCCTGTTTACCAGTACACCGATACCAGAAATGGTTTAGTCGTTGAACTGGAAAAGGCTGTGGCTGAACGGGACAAAGTCCCGCGTTACCTTAAAAGATTCCAAGTGCCTGCAAGATTGACCCTAGTGGGGGTTGGCGAACCCCTCGACAATCCGCTGGGTGTCAATCAAACCAATCTTATGAAGGGGTACTATCGCCAGGAACAAAAACTTGGCAGTAGGTTTAAGAGCCAATACACGCCAGATAGCATCAAACGTGCGGCGGCTTTAAGGAGTAAATAATATGGCTAATGAATTTGTTCGTTCCCAGCGTAAAGCCAAGGGTCGCGCTCTGCGTTTTGACACCCAAGGCTTCACCAACGTGTTTGAGATCACGGCTTCCAGCAGCGGCGGCACGGTTAACACCGTTGCTACTGCGCCCGCCTCGCTGAATGTGACGCTCAACGGAACTTCTTACCGCATCGCGTTGCACAGCTAATGCGCCTCTTATCTCGCCTTACATTGGGTAATGGTGGGACGATCATCGCATCGTCGGCTTCCACAAACACTGGAAGCTACGATGCGGTGACCGCACTTACCCTCTCCACGGCAACTCTTGTCATTAGTGGTGCGACCAGCACGGCCACGCTTTCTGCCGGTGTCACGGTTTATGGTGACATCGACCAGGTGGCGTTGACCGGCGGTGGTCTTGCCATCTACGCCCGCAAAGATTAAGGAGGCCCACTATGGGTCGTCAGTGGAATCAGATTATTGAGAGCCTTGGTCCGCTTACCGGCGGAACCATGTCTATCAATGCGAACTTAACCGACATTGAGGCGTTGCTGACAACGCTACAGGCCGATATTGCTGATGGGATTATTGTTTCGAGCGGAACTGTTTTATCAAATCTTAGGGATGGATCTGGAAACGCAATAACATCAACAACGTCTGGTACAAGTAGGCGTTTGGATGTCATGCTTTCTTCTGCTGGAACAAATGGATCTGCTGCTCCAGGCGTTGCCAATCTTTATGCAGGTACGGATGGGACAAATCTTAGGGCTATTTCAACCGACACAACCGGGCGTGTAAATGTAAACCAAACATACGGAACAACCACCATTGGAACTCTAACCGCAGGAACAACCAATGGAACATTGTTTTCATCAAATACAAATAGAAAATATCTTTTGGTTCAATGCACAAGTGGTACTGCATTTATTGATACAAACGGAACGGCAACAACCTCCGATGGAGTTCAGTTGACAAGCGGTCAAGGCATTACATTTGAGGGAAGCTATATCCCGACGGGAGCGATTGCAGCAATTACAAGCACAGGAACAGCGCGTCTAATCGGAAGGCAGGGTTAAGCAATGGGCTTCTTTGGCGGCGGAGGAGGAACAACTCCTGTCAACATGGTCGGAGCCAGCACGGGAACGTCTGGAACGGCTGGGTATGTACCCGCCCCAGCCGCAGGGAAGAACACCCGCTACCTTTCCAGTGATGCGACATTTGGGGAAGTTCCGCTTTTCCCTCAATATAAAAATACGGCAGCAAATGCATACATTGGAACATGGTCTCCATTCCATTCAGACGGCGGTGCATTTAGCGGGACAAGGGTAAGAAATTTTATGCTTGTTTATGTACCAGCATCAGGGGTTGTGGATAAGCTTACATTTTTAACTGGAAACACAGGAAGCCCTGCTGTAAACATGCACATTGCAATGTGGGAATCGGCAGAGGATGGAACTCCATCTACTTTTGTTACTGGTGCAACCGCATCAAGCGGAACTGCTGCATCAACACTTGTTGATGTCACCGTATCAACAGCATCAGTTAATCGTGGATTTTACTATTTAAGCTTAACAGCAGAAACGCAAACAAATGTTACAATAAGAAGTAATGCACAGCCATCATTCTTAAAACAATTTGTTGGCGGATCTACCTTGCAAGCTGGTGGAAATTTTACTTTTTTTTACACAGCAACATCGTATAGCCAAAGCACGCATGAAACATTTACTATTGGGGCACCTGCAAACACACTGTTTCCAGTAATGGCATTCCAATACGTCTAATCTTATGGGACATAAAACACTTCACCACAACCTAGACGGCTCCTCAGTCTTCACCGACACCCGCACCATCGAGGAAGCCCATGAAGAGAACCTAACCCGCATCCGTGAGCTAATCACGGCTAAGATTATTGAGGCAGGCTATGACGAGGTGTGGCAAAGGAACGCTGGCCTTGGCGTGTTGACTAACTTGGAGGTCGAGCAAGGCCGAGAGTTCATCGCCAACCTGCGAACAGCATACCACGATTATAAGGCTCGGCTCTTGGCGAGCACAAGGGATGAGGCAGATGGAATCCAATTCAACCTGCCATGATAAAGCGCATCGCCACCTGGCTGACCAATTTGAGTTTGCGTTTCTTGATGACGCGCTCGGAGTACGCCTGTTTCAAGGAGGCTCTGAAGTTTGCCACGGAAAACAACACAATGGTCAAGGAGACCAAGTATATTGGGAAGGTAAAGCACCTCTTGAGCGTCAACCGCTCCATCAAAAGGATTGTCGAGGAAGGGCGCAACCGGGACGAGATTGTGGATGCAGTTGTTCATCTTGCTGTGGCGTTAAAGTATCTGGAGGGTCGGGGTCGTGAGTCTTGATGAGGTGTCGGAACTCAAAGACAGGGTTGCCGGTGTATCCGAACGGCTTGCCAGAATGGAAGAGCGTCAAGTGACTTTGTATCACATGGTTGAGCGGTCCTTATCCAACTTTGGCGATCTATCCAATAGGGTAAACTCAATCGAAGGACTTAAAACCAAGATGCTACTTGTGGCTGGTGGACTAGGTGCTATAATCAGCATCGCCTGGGACTTTGTTAAGTCCAAGCTAATCAACGGAGGGTAATTTACAATGCCGAATTTCACAGCAGGGACAAGCTTTACCGATGGCGTAACCAATGACGTAACGGCGGCCAAACTCAATGCGTTGGTGGCCGATGCTGTGCCTACGTCTAACCTTTCGCTGAATAGTACCACTGGAACGATTGCTAATTTTACAGCGAGTACGGCCAACATTACGCTTGGAACAATACCTACGCTGACGGCTGGAACGACCACATCAACCAATGATGTCGTTACCAACGGAACCATTACCAATCTATCCGCAACCACATCCACATTCCTTGGCGCAATCACAGGCTCAACCAACGTAGTTAACATTGGCAGTGGGCAGATTTATAAGGATGCGAGTGGGCGGGTTGGGATTGGGACAACGAGCCCTGCAAACAAGCTTCACATAGTTAATTCAGGTGCAGGAGCATTGGTATTACAAACAACTGCCGCATCTAGCGATCAAACGCAAATTACATTTAGTGGAACCACTGGAGATAAGTGGGCGATTGGAAACAATGCGGCAACTGGTGGAACTGGAACAAACTTCGATATTTACGATCTTGCATCAAGCGCAAATCGCCTCCGCATTGATTCGAGTGGGAATGTTGGGGTTGGGACGAACAACCCATCTACTCCAAGCGGAAAATGTCTTACGATTTATGATTCAAGCATTCCAAGACTAAATCTTAAAAACTCAACTAGTGGAGATACATCAACTGATGGGGTTGAGCTTTATATAAACGGATCTGATTCCGTTCTAAATAATAGGGAAAACGGAACCTTTGCTTTCTGCACAAATAATCAAACCAGACTTCTTATTGATTCGAGTGGTCGGGTTGGGATTGGGACAAGTTCTCCAGACGCAACTCTTCAAGTAGTTCGTGCTACCTCGCAAACGGATATTGATGGAGTCAATCAGGTTGCGACATTCCTAAACACATCATCTGATACAAGTGGAAACCTAACTGGGATTAGACTCAGACAAGATAACGCAACAAACGTAGCACAGGGTTTTATAGGTTTATCAAGTACAGGAAACTCTGCAACGAGGGCAAATCTTGTTATTGCCACACCAAACACATCTGGAAACTCCACCGAACGCCTCCGCATTGATTCGAGTGGGAATGTTGGGATTGGGGTGACGAGTCCTACTGGCATTGGTTCTAATTACACAACATTGGACATAAGGGGTTCAAGTGGTGGTGGGGTTGGACTTGGATCAACATCTGCTGGACAATTTGCTCAAATATATGCAGTCAATTTAGACAGCAGTCTTAGGATTCAAAATACATCTGCATCTGGTTTTACTAATTTTACCACCAACAACACAGAACGCCTCCGCATTGATTCGAGCGGGAATGTTGGGATCGGGGTTACAGCACCAGTAAACAAACTTGAAGTCGTTGGATCCTTTGGCCGTGGTGCGCCAGTTACAAAGACTGGCGACTTCACTCTTGCCGATACCGAAAACTGGCTAATTGTAAACAAGGGGTCGTCATGTACCGTAACGCTCCCAGCCGCCTCGTCTTGGACTGGTCGCGAGTTCACAATCAAAGTAATCACGGCTCATGCCGTTATTTCAGCTTCAAGCAATGTTGTTCCAAGAAATAGCGCAACGGCTGGAACTGCTATTCTTACGAATGTGGCAGGATCTTGGGCAACCCTAGTTTCCAATGGAACAAATTGGGTAATAATGTGTGGATCATAATATGGAATACAATCTAAACATCAAGCAACTTAAAGTTGCAAAAGAACTAGACAACAAACAAGATTTTGTTGTGCAGGTTGATTGGGAATACACAGCAAGCGAGAATGACGCAAGGTGCGCTCGCTATGGTACAGCTTCGTTTAGTCAGCCAGGAGATTCATTTATTCCATTCGATCAACTAACCGAAGATACCGTAAAATCTTGGGTTACGTCCTCAGTTGATATCGCTGGACTTGAAGCAAGTCTTGCAGAGCAAATAAACGACATTCTAAACCCAAAAGTTTCAGTTGTTCCTTTCCCTTGGAATAGCTAAATGACCCTAACCGAAATCGCCCAGTTCGCCGGTGAAAAAGTCGGCAAGACCGACTCCGACACCGTCACTTTCCTAAAGAAATCCGCCTCCCTCAATTACAGGCGGGTATGGGATTTTGCGCCTTGGCGTGAGAGCGTTACCAGTTCAACCTACTCGGTTGGAACCAACCGCACTGTTACGCTTGGAACCAATGTGGAAACCCCGCTTTCGGTGTCTTACGATCAGTCCGAAGTGGACCCGATTGATCTGGCAACCATCATCAGCCAGGATGCGGATTTGCTTGAAGAGACCAGAACTGGCACTCCGGTGCTTTATCATTTTACTGGCAGAAATACCAGCGGCATTGCCCAGCTTAATCTTTATCCAAGGCTGGCCACGGCTGGAACGGAAACCTTGCGGGTGGTTGAGAAGTTAAAGTGCCTTACCCGCAACAACTACATTGTTGACTTCCCTCCATCAACGGATGCGTTGGATGACGAACTTCGCCTACCCCATGTTCACCAGGTTATTCTTGCTTTGACCCATGCCGATGCCTTGGAGCGTGAGCGGCAGTATGCCAAGGCACAGGCTGTGGTGCAGACCGCCAATGCAGATCTGGCCTCCATGGCAAATTATGAACTAAGCCAAGTTGGAGGAGTCAAGCAAATCACTCCGGTTAGCCTTGGCGACCTGATGACCGAGGAAATCACCGCAGCTTAACGGAGGCATTCAAACATGCCTTATTATTCAGATAATTTAGACGACCTGCTTGCCATAGCAGGCTCTTCAAGTTTTGAGGGCGGACAGATGTCTGGTGTTACGCCCAACCTTATTGGAGACAATCAAGCGTCCGAGTTGATTAACATGACCATCAGCCCAAGCGGTAACCTTGAGTCCCGCATGGGAATTGAGTCCATGTCAACAAATGTGTCTGGAGGATCTTCCGTCCAAGGTATGCACTACATGGATACACCAAGTCTGGAGCGGTTATTGGTGGCAACCAATGGAACAATTTATAAGTCCACAAGTTCAAATACATTTGCGACTACCGGAGGAACTGTGACAAATGCAACTGTTCCAGTGGACTTTTCCCAATTCAACAACCGAGTGTATTATACAGATGGAACCGGTTATTTGCAGTTTTCAAACGGAACAAATGATTATCGGCAGGGAACCAGCGTTCTTTCAATCACCGTAACCAATGACGGGTCTGGGTATACCAGCGTTCCAACCGTAACCATCTCCGCCCCAAACCTTGCCTACGGAACAACGGCAAGCGCAACCGCAACTGTGGTATCAAACAAGGTAAGCTCAGTTACGGTTACCAATGCTGGCTCTGGCTACACATCCGCACCGACTGTTTCATTCTCTGGTGGAGGTGGAAGCAATGCGGCGGCAACGGCCAGTGTGTCTGCGCTTGCCCCTGCCGGCTTAAGGCTGGTTCGTCAGTTTACCAACAGGTTATTTGCCGTTGGGTCTGGAACAGACCGCAACACGCTTTACGCATCCGACATCCTCGATGCCGAGGTTTGGAAATCAACCAATAGTATCATTGTTGGCGGTGACGATGGCGAGGACATTGTGGCCATCCAGCCTTTTTATGATTACGAGATTCTTGTCTTTAAGCCAAACAAGATTTATTTGGTCACAGCCGATCCCACAGCAACCACGGCTTCTGGATGGACTGTTCGGTTGTTAAATGATAGGATTGGATGCGTATCCGGGCGTTCTGTAAACTTCGTCAATAAAGATGTATTCTTCCTTGCCAATGACGGAATCCGCTCTGTGGCAAGGTCTGTGGCAGATGACTTTTATATTGTGGGAACTCCAATCAGCGAGCCTGTTAAAAACATCATTGCCAGAATCAACAAGAATTACATCACGCTTTGCAATGCGGCGTTCTACAACAACCGCTACTTCCTGGCCATACCGCTGGATACGGCAACCACGGCAAACTATATTCTTGTCTACAATGCGTTGTTTAACGCATTTGAGGGGTTGTGGAGCATTGCGGCATCTAGGATGGTCATCACAAACTTCTCAAGCGGATTTGCCACCAATGCCTTAAAGCTTGCCATTGGAAGCCCGACCAGCAAGGTTGGTCATTATCTTGGGTACAAGGATGCGGACAGCGCAGATGCCACCACGGATTATGTGGACTATACATCAACCGGAAGCTACACAAGTTCCGTAACATCCAAGGCGTATGAATTTGATGACCGCATAGCCCAGAAGTTCGGGTCGCATTACGAGATTGAGTTTTATAACTCCGGATCAACCAACGCCAGCATCAGCATGAGGCGGGATACGGATGGTGCAAATGTGGGAATCCTGGCCAGCGTTGACACCCGTTCTTCGGGTGGTATTACACTGCCATTCACGCTTCCTGCAACCCTATCCGCACAGACCGTAAAGCGTGTAGCCGACAGCCTGCGATCCTACCAGAAGTGGCGCAATATGCGGATGATTGTTTCTGCGCCATCCAAAAAGCTTTCCATTCGTGGAATCATGCTGGCCGCCAACCCAGATACCATCGAGGTGCAAAAGAACGTATGACGGCTATGGAATATGTGGAGGCTTCCGGTGTGCCTGAGTCCAGATGGCCTAATTTTAAGGAATGGTTTGGGTGGTATGAGAAGAATAACCTTGTTGGAGTGGTCAAGGATGGCGCTGAAGTCGTTGGCGTGGCTATTGCCAGAGCAGTTGACGCATCGCAAGATGTTGCCCATTATAAACATGACTACAATGCACCGGATGCTTTTGTGGACTTGACTGTGACCTCTATTGATGGTAAACCTAATGCCCGTAGCCTTTTGGCTATGAAACGCCTGCTGTCTATCCTTTGGGATGAATTTGGCCCCCGCAGGAGCCTAATCTTTAACCGAAACGGAATAAGGAAACAATACGATTATATGAAGTTTATGCGAAAGGCTATGGCTTAACATGGGTGGCGGACCTTCCATTCCTGCACCTCCTCCTCCTCCCGATCCCAATGCGGTAGCCCAGGCCAATGCGGAGGCTTACAAAAAGAATGTGGAGACTTATATTCAGAAAGCTCCAGAAATGGCGGCTTTGGAGAATAAGCTTCGCATTCAATATATGCCCCAACAGCGTTCCTTGGAGCGCCAGCTTTCAGCCCTCGACCAACAGGCAGCCGCCCTATCCAGCCTGCAAATGGAACGTCAATACGGACCACAACGCACACTAGAGGGACTACGCCGGTCTTATGAATATAGCCCCCAGGCGTATGCCTTAAATCGTGGATTAGGGCAGCAAATGACCCAGCAATTCGCCCGTCTTTACGGAACATCGCCTTATGGCGCGGTTGAACCTAATGTGGCCTTCGCTCCTCGTTCCATGCCGACACAGGATATCTATGGAACGATTGGAACCAACATATCCAATCCTCCTCTACAGGGTTAAGTTATGGCTATCACACCAGTTACATTTGGAATACTTGGGAGCAGAAACTCATTGGCTCAGGTAAGATATAAAGCCAATCCAGATGGAACCGTATCAACTCTAAATCCACCAGAAAGGAACGGAGGATCCAGCGATAGAAGGCTTGGCTATCAAGCGTCACCACCTGCTGTTGATTCGTTCTTAAATGATTCACCCAACTATCCGTACACATCAATCGAGGAGGCAAAGGCAGCAGCGGCAGAATTAAAGACCGGCGGACAAATTGCGTCATTACGCCAAGAGTTTGATAAAAAACTTGCAGACAGAACAAGAGAAGAATTAAACAATACGCTCGCCCAGCAAATTATGGCACTTGCCGGAGGAGGTCAACCAGGCCCAACCCTAGCCCAACCCAATATGGCACAATCACCGGCAATCATGGCGTTGGGGGCAGACCGCAACTTCGGCTCATCTGATCTTGCCAACCGCCTAAACTTCCAGGTATCAGACGAGCAAATTCTAAACGACTACAATACCAGCAAGCTTGGCAGCCTTAACTCTGTGGTTGATCGAGGAAACGCCCAGATTGCAGGCATCCAAGAACGTCTTAATGCCGCGCAGACCCTACTTGGCCAACTTCCTTCCAAAGATCCTCGCCGTGAATCCAGCCAGGTGTATGTCAACCAGTTGAAGTCCGATCTGACCAGCGTGCAAAGCGCGGTTACGGATGCGACCAAGCAGATCAAGGATTTTAAGCCCATCACCGCAGGCTCCCCGGAAGCCGCCAGCCAGATCACTTCTTTCCGCGAATATCTCCAGTTGCCAGAAGAGCGTGCCACCCAGCAGTTGCGCCAGATTGATCCTGAGTCCTACAAGACTGCGGTTGCACTTGGCCAGCGTTATCGCCAGATGGCCACCGCTCCTATCGGTGAAACCAAATCCGCACAAACCGAACAACTCCGTAGCAACCTAGAACAAGAGGCAATCAACCAGCTTGCCCTTGGATCGCAGTTGGGTGCAGAAGAGCAGAGGCAGTACCAGCAGGCCGCCCGCGCCGCCCAGACCGCCCGTGGCAACATCTTTGGAGTTGCCCCTGCGGTCGAAGAGGCGGTCACTACGGGAGCAGCCGGTGAACAACGCAAGCTTGCGCGTTACGGGGCTGCTGCCCAGTTCTTGACATCCGGTCAGACCACCTCCGATGCGCTCAAGGCGGATCTCGCCTTCCGTGATGCGTTGCTCCAGAACCGCCTTGGTGCTGCCTCTGGGTTTATCGCTGGCGGTCCTTCGCTTTACAACCTCGGCCAAGCACGCACCGGCGCACAGCAGTCTGCGTTCCAGAACTACATCCAGGCCAACCAAGCATTGCCTGGTCAGTTCGGGCAAGCTCCGAGTACAGCACAGCCGTTTTATCAGGCCACGCAACCAGGAACCGCTGTTGATCTTACGCAGACTTTTGCAAATCTTTATGGATCTATGGCAGATTACCAAGCCAAGACTTATGGCGCATACACAGCAGCGCAAGCTAGCCAGCCGACTGGAGCACAACAATTCGGCCAGATTGCTACTGGACTTGGAAATCTATTTTCATTTAAGATTTAAGGGAGACAATTATGGCAATGTTTAATGTTGATATTCCAGAAATGATGCAACCAAAAGCTGTTGCAGAGCCGACAAAATTACGTTCTAAACTTGTTTATAAGGACGGAAAAGTATCTGCCGATATTTATGCAGATGAGGTTGATAAATTGCCGCAAGCGTTTCAACCGTTTTTAAGCGGTGCGGCATCAAATGCAAGTGATGCCCAAACGCTTGAAAGCGATATGGTAAAAATGCGTAGGGATCGCTTGATGCAGGAATATGGAAAAGCGCAGGAAGCAAGCGTAAAAGCAGATATTGAGGCTCAAAAACAGGCAGCGGCAGGTAATGTTAGATTTGGACCAGACATTCTTCCATTTGCTCAAACATACGAACAAAAGGCTGAAGAAAAACGCAAGCAAGCGGAAGCATTAAAACGCGACATTGAGTTGACGTACAATATGTCAACTGGTCAGACAAATATTCCACAAGCAGTCGCGCAACCAGCTACTCAACAACAGATTACTCGGCCAGCACAACAGGCACAGCAACCAACGCAGGCGGCCTCATACGCAAGTGAGGCGGAGGCACGATCTGCTGGAGCAAAAACTGGTGATGTCATCACTATCCAAGGGGTAGGCAAAGTAAGGCTTAAATAAACAATGGCCTACGAGGTTCTTGAGCCAGAGGCCAAACTGCCTGGATACGAGGTTATTGAACCCGACCAAGCGCAAGCTAGCCAAATCAAGCAAGATTATATTTCCAAGGGTGGAAACCCTGGGGATGTTTTATCTCCAGAAAGACAGAAGATTTTTGATGATGAAGTTAGCGCACAATTAAAAACTGGAGCCACACCACAACAAGCGGCATTATCCGCAAGCCAAAAACTGGATGAACAACAACCATTAAGGCGAGAAGACGGAACAATCGCAGAAGGCTATAAGCCAACCGAGCAGGCCATTCAAGATGGTGTAATAGAGGAAAAGGCATTACCAGCGGTAAAACTTGCTCAATCAAGAGGAATTAAAACTGTTTCATCTGGAACCGACAAATCCACTGGCGGCGGATTTGCCATTGGTCAAGATCAGTCCGGAAATACGGTTAGGGTTGAGGTTGATGCGAGCGGGAAAGAATTGCCTGGTTATGATGTAATTGAAGAGCCAACAAGATTGGGTGCTATTGCAAGAACGGTTGCAAGCCAGATTCTTCCATCAACAACAGGGGCGATTGCCGCTGAAACAGGAGCAGCACTACCACTCCCAGGCGGGCTTCCAGCCAGGCTTGCGGCTGGATTGGTTGCAGGTGTTGGTGGTTATATTGCTGGACAAAAGGCTCAAGAAGCAGCAGGAAAAGCATTGCTTGGACCAGAACGCATGGCTCGTATTAGCGAGGTTTTACAGCGTGATGTTGAGAAATATCCTATTACCACAACTGCTGCATCATTGCTTACTCCTACTGCTGGAGGTATTGCAACACTTGGAAGAAGGGCTATTGGTACATTTGCTCCAAAAGCAGAAGAAGCAGTTGTGTCCGCATTGCCTATTACAGAAAAAGCCGCTCAGGAAATTGGAGGAAAAGTTGAAGTTCCGCAACCCGCGCCAGGAATGGGCATAAGACAAACCCCGCAAAGAATTATTGAAGAGCCAAAATTCAGCAAACAAATGCGTGAGGATCTTGCCAAGGGTGATATACAATATCAAAAATTTTCATATAAAGAGGCTGCCGACAATATAGCAAATCAAGTACCTGAAGTTATTGATGAAATAACCAGAACTGGATCACAACCGGAAAAGGTTGTTGCAACCGCAGTTCAGTTTAATAAGGCGGTTGAGGCCGGTGATATTGAGGCGCAAAAAACATTTGCAGAAAGACTTGGCAAGCTTGCCACAGATCCGGCACAAGCATTAAACGCGTTCAAATTGATCAAGACCTCAACTCCAGAAGGATATATACTTGGTCTTACGCAAGCAGTATCAAAATCTGGAAGACAACTTACAAATGATCTTGTGTCAAAAGCAAAAACATTGTTTTTAGAAAAGCAGGCACTTCAAAATACTTTTGACAACCTTGCAGAAAAAGCAAGATCAACATTGAATGATTCAGACATAAAAGCCGCTATTGATGCGGAAAAGAAGCTAATGGATGGTTTTTATAGAATGCAGTTATTTGAAAGCAGACTTCTGCCTAAAAAGTTTTTTGGAGAAACATTACCAACAGTTATTCAAGGAAACTTACTTGCGCCAATGTCACTGGCAACAAATCTTTGGAGTAATGCAATTAACGCTCCGTTACGCATGGCTAGCAGACAGGCTGCATTTGCAACACAGGAAATAGGAAGAGCATTTCAAAAATTGATTGGAAAAGAAGTCGGGCCAAGATTGATTGCTCCACCAACTGGTGGAATCAAAAGAACGATTGAGGTTGCTAAAGCTGGTGGACGCGGCATTGCCGAAGGATTGCGTGGATTAAAGACAGGCATCACAGCAGAGGGATTATTGGCTGGAGAGAAAATACGCAGCTTCCAGCCATTGCAAGCATTCAAACAATTCTGGACGGGAGAGGGATTGGCGAAGCCTATTCAATCTGGATTCAAGGGGATAACGGCTCAGGCGGTGGATAGGGCAAGATTGGCGGCAGAAACCGCACTTGGCGTTGCCCCAGAAACAATGCTTCGCTTGTTACAGCTTGGAGATACTCCGTTCAGAAAAATAGCACAGGCAAGATTATTGGCAGAACAAGCACAACTTGCAGGAAAAACAGGAAAGGCTCTTGAGGTTGCAACAAGACTTCCAACTGCAAGGCAATTATCAAAAATTGAGGAAGAGGCAGCGCAAGCAGTATTTCAACAAGATACAATGCTTACAAGGGCGGCATTGAATGCGGCCAATCTGTTTGGGGCAGGAAGCAAATCAGGGCTTGCAAGACTTGCTGGAAAATCAATTATTCCATACGCAAAAACTCCAGTAAATGTTCTTGATGAAATGATGGAGTTTGCGCTTCCTCCTTATTCATTATACAAATCTGCGTCAGCGGCAAGGGCTGGTGATTATAGAAAAGCGCAAATGATGTTTGGGAAAGCCGTAACAGGAACAACTTTACTTGGTGTTGCAAAACTTCTTTCAGATGAAGGGATCATATCTGGCAAGCCTTCCACATCTGAAAAGATAAGAGATGTTCAATATCAAACAGAGGCACCGTCAACAATAAATTTGAGTAAACTTCAAAGATATGCCAACGGAGAATCAACTGAAACCGAACCTGGTGACAAGATAATTTCTTTGGATAAATTGGGTATTGTTGGCGGGATATTGTCAACCATGAATGCGGCAAATCAAGCAACAAAAAAAGGATCTCAAGATGCTGGACTTGAATTTAGCGCATTGTTCCCAGAAACGCTATCTTTCGCATTTAATCAAAGTTTCTTGAAGGGAACAAATAGCCTTCTTTCAGCCATGCTTGATGGAAGCGGAACAACGCTTGACAAGTGGATCTCTGATTATTATGGAGTCGTGGCATCTATTCCTCTTCCAAACACGCTTACGGCAGTTTCAAGAACAATGCGTGAAACTATGCCAGAAAAGTTTCAGATTAAAGACGTGCCAGGGGAAGGACCAGAAAAGATGCTTAACATTTTTGGTGAAGTCATAAAAAGAAGGCTTCCATCAATGGACGAAGATATGCCAAGGCGTATTGATATTTGGGGCCGTGAAGTTCCACAAACACCAGAAGGCGCAGACCCGGTTGCATACAACTTCTTTGACGTAACCAAGGGTCGTGAGGTTACCTACGATCCGATCACTCTTGGAATATACAAAATCTTCAAGGAAACAGATGACGGTGATGTCGTGCCTCCAAAACCACTTCGTAATTTTACGCTAGATAATGTGAAGTACAGGCTTGAGCCAGACCTATATGAGACATACGCAAGAATGCGTGGGAAAGCAAATAGACAGGCAGCTGAAAAAGTTTTTGCAGATAATTCATTCAAAAGAATGAAAAATGAAGACAAGGTCATTGTTTTGCGAAGTGCATATTCAAGAGTTGCGGATGACGTTAGGAATGAGTTTGTTTCAAAATATGCAAATAGAATAAGGCTTGGAGAACGTCAATGAAATTTGCAACAAGTCCATCAAAAGATGTTTCATTGAGAAACGACATGATTTCAAGAGAACTTACCGGAATAGGATATGAAGCCGTTCCAGAAGAGGTGAGGAAAACAATTCCACTTGAATCAATTAAGTCAAAACAACAAGAACAACAAAAGCAATCATTGCCTGGATATGAAATAATTGAGGGCATAAAACCAATGAATCAAGAACAAGATCCGCTATCAATAGCTGCATTAAAAACGATTGATTGGGAGGCAAGAAAAGACAAGCAAGGCAACGTGCAGGTTTATAAACTTCCAGCAGGAGACATGGGTGGTAATTTTGAGGTGGCTGGAATCAATGACAAATACCACCCAGAAGCATTCAAAAGAATCGCCTCGTTGCCATCACAAGACAGGGCGCAGGCCGCTGCTCAATACATTAAGGAATATACAAGTCCATTTGTATCAAAGTTGCCAGAACCAATTAGGCCATTCGCGCAAGACCTTGCGTTTAACAGGGGAATGGGCGGTGCGACAAAATACATTCAGCAGGGCTTGAGAACACTTGGTCAAAATGTTTCTGTCGATGGTGCTATGGGTCCAAAAACGCTGGCTGCAATCAGCCAAGTGCAACCACAGGCATTGATGCGAGCAGCAAGTGATGCCCAATTACAGGATGAATACAGAATGGCACAGGCCAATCCTGCAAGAAAAAAGTTTATTAGTGGCCTTGAAAACAGGATTCGCAATAGGCTTGCTACATTTGGACAGGGTTAAGGTTTTCGCAAAGTAACCGGTCTTGATGTTCCAACAAAAGTACAGGTTGACCCCATATAAGCATCACCAGCTTGAATGGCTGACTTTGTTCCATAAAACCATCCATTCCCCTTTGTCACATAAGTTGAGTCTGATGCCACATAATCAGTCCCACTCTTATAAGCAAACCCTTTTGAGGTAATATAATTGCCATGACCATCGCCATAAACAGCAACACCATCTGGCCCAATGGCACAATTCTTTCCACATTTGAACCCGTTGCTTCCAATAATAACGCCAAGAACATCGTCTTCATTTGCCATCACCGGTGCCACCAGCACCGCCATTACAAGTAGTATGTTTTTCATATTGGCAGTGTGGGATATAATGGAATCCCGTCAAGGATGAAATTAACAAGCCGACAAATCGGAGCCGTGGGTGTGGCCAGGGTTGCCGGGGCGTTATTTCGCAACGGATACAACGTGCTTACCCCAATGGAGGATTTTTCAAGTTATGATCTGGTGGCCGAGCGCGATGGAAGATTTATCCGCATCCAGGTAAAGACAACCAGCAAAACCGAGGGTGACAAACCTTATTACCGATTTATGACCAGTGCCGGGTGCGACAGCAAGGTGGCCTACACAAAAGATAAAATAGACACGCTTATTGCTTGGGCGATGGACGAGGATTTATTTTGGGTGCTAAAACCTTCCGATTGCAGGGGACCAACAAAAAAATTGTACCCAAAAACAGGATCATCATGGCGCATTCTAGGCGATCTGTAAAGGAATCCATCAAGGCATGGCGCACATTTGAAGATGCGCTCAAAGAGCTGGATTCATTTGAAGCTTGCGCCAAATGGGTCATTGATAACCCTCACATTTGCAAGAAGTTATCTGGCATGGGACTTATGGCCGTGATGAAAGAGGATTTAAGCAGAAAAAAAGATTGACTAGGTTTTG